GAGGAGGAGGAGGAACTCGAGTCCGCACCAGCGCCACCGTCCGTCGCACCGGCACCCCCCGCGCCGGCGCCCATGTTTTTCAACGACGCCCCAGAGGCTAGAAAAAAACCTGATTATATTTAAAGTATGGTTGAACTCAGCGATTACCTGCGGGACCCGATGGGGGCCGCCATGATCGCGGCAGGCATCACGGCTCTCTACATTCACGCGAAGGCTCGACTCAACAACGAAGGGTCCCTCGCCTTGGCCCAATACACGAAACCGGCGTCGCTGGTGGCGATTTTGGTGTATTTCATCGTGTCCCAGGGGATTGGACAGAGAGAGGTGATTTCCACGGACCCGTTTTAATTTAAAGATTTCCCTCGTCAATTAGATATACATACCGAAAAATGGCGTCCGTTTCCGCCTTCAACGATATGCTCGCTCAATTTTTGACCGAACTCCAAAAATGTGTACCAGAGGAGAAGGGCATCGCCAAATTCCAAACGCAATTCGACATGTTGCGCCAGGCGAACCCGCGGAAGTGCGTCGACGCCTACATGGCTGGAATCACCCCCTTCGCGGAAAAGATTTCCTCAAAGGACGACACCTTCATCACCGAAGACCTCACGTCGATCGAATTTTTGAAGGACCTCAACATCAAGGAGCACTGGAGTGAAAAACTGAGTGATAACACCAAGGGTGCGATTTGGCAGTACCTGCAGACGCTCTACATGCTCGGCACGACCATCGTCGCGATCCCACAGGACACCCTCTCGCAGATCGAAGCCTTGGCGCAGAACGCCGCGGCGCAGATGGAGGACAGCGGTTCGTTGAACCAGGATGCCCTCATGAAGACCATGAGCAACATGTTAGGTGGGATGCTCAACAAGTAAATATAATCTAAAGTTATTGTAATATGACCGTGTGGTTTGACGATCCTAAACAACTCATCCGCGCCGATAAGACCCACCTCTTTTGGCCCACGGCCTCGCAGACCCCAGACGAACGCGTGAACGCGAGTTCGAGATTCGTGGTCTACGCCACGTGCGCGCTCTACGCCATCCGACGCGACGTGCGCATTTTCGTCCTCGGTGCCACTGTGCTGGCGGTTCTCTATTTCATGCACCGCAGCGAGTTGGTGCGCTCCTCCTTCGGTCGCCCGGCGCAGACCGACGACGAACACACCGGGTGCACCCTCCCGACCGAGGACAACCCGATGGCGAACGTCCTCCTCACCGATTACTCCGACAACCCGAACAGACCGGCGGCGTGCTATTACCCCTCGGTGAAGCCCCTCGTCCAAAAGTTCAGCGACGAGACGTTCCGATTCGACGCCGGACGCTCGCGCACGGCGCTCCCGGAATACCAGAGAAAGGCGGCCGCCAGGCAGTTCGTCACCGCCCCGGTCTCGAGCATCCCAGGCGACCAGACCGCGTTCGCGGAGTGGTGCTACGGCCCGAAGAACGGCCCACTGTGCCGGGACACCCCGGGTGCGTGCAACCCGAACGCTCGCGGGGCGCAGTTGGAGGGATTCCGAGGTTTGGACGTGCACACTGGCGACAAAAGATAATCTCACTTACTAATAATACAACATTATGGCGTATCAACTCCAACCCGGATTGAAAATTGTCAAGGACGCCGAGGTGCAGCCGAAGGTTCGCGCGGACGACCAGTTCTTCGCCTACCCGCAAGGCTCTCGGGCGATGGTGTGCGGAGGGTGCAGGCCGAACACCATGCTCTACGGCACGGCGCCGTTCAAGGCTGGCAAGGGTGCGCCGGCGCGATTCATCGACACCGACGACGAACTCCGCCCGCAAAGCACTACGCGATGGAACCGACAGTACGCCACCCCGGTGGCCGATCGTCTCCACCCGATCATGGACGTCCACTGCAAGTTGCCCGTGCGCGCCATGACGTGGGAACCGGTGTCTTCTCGCGCGGAGATTCAGAACGCGATGTTCCACCAAAGGTATGTCACCAAAAAATAAATGTGAGGTAACAATAGTACATAATGGCTGACCCCATTTCTCTTATGGCTATCGCTGGACTGGTCTACGCCGGTCGAAAAATGGGCGAAGGTGAGGTCGAGGCGCCACCCCAACAAGCGCCAGCGCCACCCCTCCTCATAGACGAACCGGTCGAAGACATCGAGTACGAAGAAGGCGTTCCAGAGTGGGAGGGCAAGGAAGAGCAACCCAATTTCGCGGAAATCGCACCCCAAAAGCGCAGCAGTGGGGGAGAAATTCTCCAGATGCGCAACCGAATGTATGACTCAGGCCGCATGAACAACATCGGCCCGGTCGAAAAACAATTGGTGGGCCCCGGTCTCAACGTCCACGCCGACGTCCCGGCGTACGGGGGTTACCAACAAATGTTCCGCGTCAACCCGGTGAACGTCGGGGAGTACAGGTTGACCACGCTCCCAGGTCGAGCCAACCACGGTCACGACGTCCAGGGTGGTCGACGCACGTTGGAGTCGGAGGTCGGCTTCAACCGACCGGAGAAGACCGCCTACCTTCCGGAGAGGCTTCCCACGGTGCGAGGCAAAAGCCAAGGCTTCAGCGGTCGCGCGCCGAGGTCGGAACACGAAACGACGAAGCGCCCGACGGTGCGTTCGCAGACGGGAATGCGCACCGATGGGTTGGATAAGAACCCGGCGAAGCGGTTCATCCCTGGTCCGAGCATACCGCAGAAGCCGACCAAGTTCAAGTCCGACGGCAACTACTCCCAGTTCTACCACGTGAACAACGCGCAACCGGGCATCTCCAGTTTCCACGGTGGATACACCGAGAGCGCGGCCGCGAAGGTTGGGGCGAAGACCAACGAGGAGTTAATGAAACTCGGCTTCCGCCCGGAGGACAAGAGAGGGAAGATGTTCACGCGACCGGGTGGCAACCCGGGACGGATGAACGTCAGAGAAGGCCCGGTCAAGCAGGGGGGCAAGGCCACGACGGTTCGCTTCGATTCGTCCAGAGTGGACGGACGCACCGGCCCGGCGAACGGGGGGTGGATGCAAGATTATCGACAAAACGATTACCACAAGTTCAACGCGTTCAAGGGTCACATCAACCCCCTGGCCACGGACGCCGGTCTCAGCATCGCGAAGAGACAATTGGAAAACAACCCGTTCCACCACCAAATCAACTAAATTAATTTTCACCATTTGCAAAAATCCATCTTCATTAAAATTGTGATTTAATTATAATGAAGGTGTACATCCTAGACATCGACAGCGGCGATCGCGACCCCACCGCGCACCCGACGTCCAACAGTTTCGTGGTCGATCTCAAGACCCCGATTTACAACGTCACCCACCTCGACGTCGTCTCCGCGCGAGTGCCCCGACCGAAGGTTTTTCACGACTCCAACAACAAATTCACCGTGGAAGACCACCAAGGGACGTACGACATCACCATCGACCCGACGAGTGGGAATTTGGACACCCTCACGAATTTAGCGTCCGAACTCCAGACCCTCATAGGGAACGCCGGGTGTGACACCGTCGATCAAGTCGCGGACAGTGGGGGGAAACTCGTCTTCTCCAACGTCGGCGCCACGCATGAGTTTAGTTTGAATTTCAACACCGGTGTGGACGGGTGGTCGTCCAACGTGTGGGAGCGCACGACACCCAACCAAATCTTCGGGTTCAACGCCTCCGACGTCACCTCTTCCGGGGGCACGCTCACGAGTGGAACCCCTGAAATTTTCCACGCCCCGAAGACGTTCGTTCTCAAGGTGTCCAGTGGGTCCGACCCGTTCAACCAAGACGTGTACGCACACTCCCCGTATTACACCGGTGTATTCATGAACAACGACGTCGACACCACCTCCTCGGCGAAGCAACCGTTCTACGTGTTCTACGGGAACGACGACGCGCTGACCCACGAGTTCACCACGGGCCCACAGCGAGAGGTGAAGAGTCTGAAATTCGAATGGCTCTACAAAGAAAACAACAAGTTGGTGCCGTTGGATTTCGACGAGAGAGATGTCGCGGTGAAATTAAGAATCAAAGGGAGCACCGACAAGTTGGAGGGACTCCCCAAGGTGGAGGCACCGGAATCCATCGGTGCGCTGCCACCGCCCATAAGCATTCCCAATTGGAAGGAGAATGTTTATGAGTGGGATTGGGATAAATACGTTCCCAT